GGGGTTCGAACGGACGACCTCAGCCGAGACGACCGCGATCGTCGCGAGCTTCTTCGGGTCCATCGTCTTGAGTGCCATCGTGCCGGCCGACGCAGGCTTCTGCGCGCCTTCAGCGACCCACCCGGCAGAGAGCTTGCCGGTCACGACGGGGATGGACTTCCCGGTCTCGCCGAGTTCGACCTGCTGCGCGAGGCGCTGGGCGACGGAGAGCTGGGCGGTGCGCTCGAAGATGGGCGCGGACTGCTCCCGGTTCAGGAACCCGGAGAAGTCGGAGAGCTTGGTTGCGGCGGTGATAGCCATCGGTTACTCCTTGCGTGGGGGCATCAGTCGATGCCGAGCTTTGACTTGAGCGCGTCGAGCAGCGGGTCGCTGTTGAGCGCATGGGCGCCACCCTTGGCGCCCTGTGTGGCGTCCGGCAGCGGTGTCTTCGGAGCGTTGAGACGAGCCATCAGCACGTCGGCCTTCGCCGCGATCTGCTCCTCGGTGTCGCCCGTCAGGAACTCCACGAGGTCAGCCGGTACGCCCTTCGTGAGCGCCACCGCGTTCCTGGTGTTCTGGCGGGTGATCTGTTCGAGTTGGGCCCGCGCTTCCGTCGCGGCACGCTGGGCCTTCTCGAGTTCGGTGAGGTTTGCCTGCTCGATCTTGTCGAGCTTGGCCTGAAGATCGGCGGCTGCCGTCTCTGCCGACTTGCGTGCTGCCCGTTCTGCGGCCAGCGCCTTCTCGCCATTGGGGCCGAGGGGCTTGTCGGCAGGCTCGCCCTGCACCTCGACTGCCTCAGTGGCTTCGGCTGTTGCTACAGACTGCTCCGACATTGGTTCTCCCGAATCGCTCGGCGGGTGAACCCGACACCGCATCGCGCGGGCGGGGGAAAGAGAGGGTCAGAGGACCCAGCCATACAGGCGGAGCAGGCGCTCCTGGTCGACGCGGTCCTTCGCGATCTGCGCAATGGACTCGGGCATCAGGCGGGGGGCGCGCAACTGCGTGTAGCGCCCGTTCTTCGCCGCGCCAGCAGCCTTGACGTAATCGGCGCGCGACATGCTCTTGTACGCGAGACCGCGGCGCGTCGTGCCCTCGGTCGTGTACTTGACCGTTCGCCCGTAGACCTGCGCCGGGCGAACGCCCCACGAGTCGCGGTAGGCATTGATGACCTGCGTCGGGTCGGCGCCGAACTCCCGCACAGCCTCCGCGTTGGACTTCGACCCCATGAGACGGATCTGCCCAGCCTCGTCAAGAGAATCGAAGTATGAGTTGACGTCCACCGTCATGTCGCCACCGACCGACTCCGACGCCGGGATGTTGCGGCAGTCGCAGCCGGGGTGACGCTGAAACGCAACCTGTGCGCGCGTCCACTTCCCGGCGAGCACCGCACACCTGCCGCACGACGGCGGCGTCAACATGCGGACATACCCGGCGACATGCCGGGACTGCATCGCCAGCGACTCCGACGCCCTGCCCGTATCGGACAGCAGCGTTCCCATCGCCGTCGACAACCACTGACCGCCAGACACCAGCGCTTCAGCCACTGTCGCGCCTGAGCCGACTGATGCCTTGGCGTGAGTTACCGCCCCGTAGAGCAGGCCCTCGGTCGGCAGGCCATCGCCAGCCGTCCCAACCAGCGAGTAGGCATCGACCGTGAAGCGAGGCGCGATCGACGCGACCTGCCCCGTCTGCGCCAGAACCGCCGGGATGTACGCCTGTGCGCCCTCGAGCACGCGAGACTGTGCGAGATCCGCGACACGCAGCAGGGACGGCTCGATGGCCGAATATGACGCGTCGAAGTCCTGCCCCATGCCCCGCCACAACTTCGACGCTGCACGCGCCGCGGCGGTGATCTCGGCGCGCTGATCTACCGCGTAAGACTCAGCCGACGACGGGAGTTGCTGAAGCATCTGCCGCCACCTTCGCCGCCGCGTCCTTCGCTGCCAGGATTACCGCATACGGGTCGGCCTCAAGTGCCTCACGGCGCATGTACTCGCGCTCCTTGGCCTTGCGAGACTCAGACCACCCGAGCTCATCCCAGTAGCCCTCGCGCGACAGGACGCCCGCCGCCTTACGCTTCGCCAGCGCGTCCTCACGCTGCGAAACCGTCGGGGTCGCCGGGTCGAACCAGTCCAAGAACACGCGGTTGCCGCTCGGCCAAGAGCCCGTCGCGATACGAAGGGCAAGCGCGCCGACCCAGCCGAGCGAGACGCCAAGCTGCTCGTTCTGCGCCTCGACGCTGCGGACCAGGCCGGCCTCGTCGGCATGAATGGCGCCCTCAGCCGGCGGGTTCGCCGTCGTCAGGCCCCAATAGCGCGCCGGGAACCCGGTGATAACCGACGCCTGCTTGCCATAGATCGTCAGCGACGTCTCGAAGTTCTTGAGATCCGCGGCGCTGAGCTGCCCGACCTTCGCGTCAGACTTCGTCAGCATGTGGATCGCGTCGAAGTACGCCTCGAACATCGGGATCGGCTTGCCATCCGCGTCGATAAAGTCGCCCTTGGACACGCCCGTCATGAACATGCGCGGGATGCCATGGGCCTCCTGCGCGAACTGAAGGTTAGTCAGCGAGCGCGCTGTGCCATCGACAAGAGGGATCAGGTCGGTGAGCTGAGACTCACCATTCCAGTCGCCCGACATGCGCCGGTTCAGGTGCATGACGACAGGAACCTGCCCGAGCTTGTGAACATCACGCGCCGACTCGACCCACTTGCCGCCGACCCGTTCCGCCCACACCGTCGAATCCGGCGTCATCAGCGTCACGTACCGCGCCTGCGGGTCGTTCGAGTTGTCAGCCGCACCGTAGATCCGGGCCGCGGACGTGATGCGCTCACTCACAACGTCCACGAACGCCGACATCTCACGCGGCGACTCAACCCGAATCCACGGCAGGCTAGGATCATCCATGTTCGCACCCACCGACATGAACGCGCGCCCATACACCATGCGATCGGTGTTGAACATGGCCAGGTGAGCCGGGAAGTTCGACGCCGCCGCGATCTCCTCAAGGCGAGGGTTCGCCGTGTCATCGCCAGGAACGATGAACGAACGAACCTGCTGCCGGTCGTTGATCGTGTCAACATACGTCCGGCACCAGTTCGCGATCACCAGGAAACGGCGCATCGACGGCGGGATGGCCATGCCAAGCTGCTCGACACGCTGGCGGCCGCGGTAGTACCGCCACATCAACTCGTCCTTGCCGGAACGGTACGCCAGATCGGCCTCGTGCCTCGCGATAAGGGCGAGTTCTGCAGAAGTAAGCGCCACGTCGCCCCCCTCTCTGTTTTAGCGAGGCAGGCGGAAATACGCCGACTCGGTCTCCAACCATCCATCGGCGCGCATATCCGCCGCAGCCTCATGAGCAAGAACGTCAGCCATCAACACGTCGATCTTCTGCGGATCAGACGGCTTGCCGAGAATGTATTTGTCGCCCGGCTTCGCGATCTTCCGCGCATTCAGAGCATGGGACTTCGCCGTCACATCACCGTCATGAGTCGTCGAACCCTCGGCGGTGTCCTCGAGCAGCCTCACGAGCGCGTCAAACATGCGGTTGATCTGGTTCGTAGGCCACTGCACGATGACGTCCTCGCCGTGCTCGAGCGCCCACGCATCGGCCTGCGTCTCCCAATACCTAGGGTCGACGTAGACGCGCGCCACCTTGTATCGCGCGAACAACTCCGACACGGCAGCGGTAACCTCACCGCGCGGGATGCGACCGCCCCACTCGTCAGGCGCCCACACCGTCGGCCGCGAATCAGGGCCATACGTCGGGGTGAATCGGTAGCCGTCGACCGTCTCGGCACGAAGCGCCGTCCAGTCTCCCGACCGCGAACCGTCGAACCCGAGAGCAACCCGAGCGCCCGCCGGAGCCTCGCCGGCCGGGGCGGCAGAGCCATCCCACAGCGCCTCGACCATGTACGAACCGAGGCCCTGAACCAGCCGGTTACCGAAGAACCGCTCAGCCTGTGCCGGGTCCGTCTCGGCTAGCTCAGCGGCCTCAGCGTCGATCGACGTCGGGTCGACCCACGGAGAGTCCGCGTAGACGTAGGCATGGATCTTGCGACGGTCCCGCTTGTTCCCGTAGGACAGGTCGGCCGGAGGCTTGCGGTAGTAGCGGAAGATGTCCGTCTGGCGCGACTCGAACACCTGCTGGGCCGCCGAGTTCTCCATCGGGTCCCACGGGTTCGTCAACTCGATCGTGCGGCCCTGCATCGCCGCGATGCCGCGGCGCATCGTCTGCCATGTGTCGAGCACCCGG